GGCGAGCTTCTGCACGATTTCCGAGTCAAACTTATCAAAATCTACCGCACCACTCTGTGATGCGGTAGAAATTGAAAGCAAATCTTTGAAGAGATCTCTGCCGGTAAATTCTCTATACCGCAGAGGAGTGGAAGCGGTAGCCTTGAAGGGGACTTCCTTACCGCCGACTGTAATGGTCTTTTTCATATATACCTCCCTGTTTTTCAGTTAAGCTGTCGGTTCCTGGACAGCAGTGAACCATGTCTGATAAGCACTATCAGCGCCGTCATCAAACGGGCATTCTGCCTTTACCACCTTGTCAGTGATGCGCGGCATCGCTGTGATGGTGATGGTCTGCTCGTTCGGTTCGATGGTGTCCTCGACTGTGGAGCTGGATACTTCCGGACGGGATGCGGTGCATCTGTACATGCAGTGCCGGATGGCATTCTCATCGCCCTGGAACTGGAAGAGCAGCGCGAACTCTTTCGGAGTCGCGTCAGACTTCTCTACGAAGAAGCCCTTCGCATCGTCTACCTGTCCGAGCACGTCAGTCTTGAAGCTGTCCGGAAGCAGAGCCACAACGAGGTCGCCCTCATATCCGTTATTTGCGTTGGTTGCGAAATAGGTGACATTGTCAGCATGCCATGCAGTGGAGTCTCCGGAGCTTGACAGCGTGATCGAACGAGCGCCCGGAATGGGTACCGGTGTGCTGTAGGTCAGTGCGCCACCCGTTCCAGCGGTAGCAACTGCATAGTATACATTCTCGATACCATAAAATACTTTATTAGCCATTGATAGCTACCTCCAAAGTGTAAAGTGTTTCCTGCAATGAATCGGCGCTGACATAGTCGCTCGTTTTGCGGTACGGTGTGAAGTACTGCTTCAGCACATTCTCGACACCTCGCTCCACTGCAACGCTGCGGCGCTTTGTGTAGAGACCGACCTGCAGGGTGACGATCTCCGAATAGTTTGTGTTGTCTGCGATGAAATCATCGTTGTCGGGGTAAGTAAAAACGATATAGGGAAGCGGCGGGATGTCGCCGTTTTCCCAGAACTCATAAGTAACAGGCAGGCCTGTCTCTTTGAGCGCATCATACACTTCGCTGTATCTCATAATTTCTCGAGCCTTTTAGTGAGTTCTGACTCCAGCCATGCAAATGTATACTCCTCGACTTCTGCGATCCGTCCGTCACCCTTCCAGGAGCCTGTGGTCCCGTACTGGTTCCGAAACGGATGGTCATTTTCGAGCAGGTGCGCCACGCGGTAGTGCTTTCGGTTATAGACGATGTAAGTCGAACTATAGCCACGTACACGCTCCGCCTTGCTTGCCCAGTCTTTTGCATACATTCCTGTACGCTTCCGGGAGTCCTGCCGGAGTCCCTTCACAGCCTGGTCAGCTGCTTCCGGAAGAAGTTCACGGAGCGCATCGTTAGCGTCATAACCGTATTCCCTCAGAAGCTCCTTCGTGACCGCGCCGAAGTTCATGACTCCGACCCTGCGGCTTGCATGACTAGCCATTTCCCTCTCTCCTTTCGGTATAGAGCTCTATGGTGTCGTTTCTGCCCTGATAGGTGCGGTAAACCGTGTAACGGATGCCGTTATACTCCACGATCCTTTCGCCGCTGTAATCGCCGAAAAAGACCGTGAACTCGAGCTCTGGGTTCAGACCGTTACGGCCGCCCTCGAAGAACTCCGCCCGCGTCACGCTTCTGACGTTCGCATATGCCGGATGCTCTGCTTCGGTTGGCTGGTTCACACCATACTCATCAGGTGTCCAGGTCTCACTAATCAGTGTGATCGGTGTAGATCTGTCCATCAGTAAGCGCTCCACGTTGTGTATCCGGTCGCCATCCCAAGCTGAGCCTTCTGCTCATCGTAGGACCGCTTCAGCCGGTCGTACTCATCCGGCTCGCCGAAATTCATCTTGCAGTACGTAATGACCGCCCGGATGATGAGCGCGTCTGTGAGTTCTGTCTCGCTTACCCCTGCGAGGTTCATGTCAAGAAGGGCCGCGTTGATGAGGTCGGTAAGCTCACCATCGAAGTCCTCTGTGACTATACGAAGGGCCACCTTGACCTTCGCCAGTAATGTGTCCATCTTCTGCCCTCCTTTAATTGGAAGAAAAAGGCGACTTACTTCGCCGCCTTTTTCTTGGTCTGCTTCTTTTCTTCCGCCGGCTCAACCCTTCCGAGACTGATGAGCAGGGGCATCTCGTTGTCCATAACGTCAACGATCTGCCCCGCCTTCACTGTCAGAGTTGTGTCGACGAGAATCTTCGCCTTCATTAAGCAGCAGTGACAACTGCAAAGCCGTTCGGGCGTACCAGATGGATGGACGCGAGAACCTTACCGACGATCTTGACAAGATCCTGCTCGGCGAGAGAAGTTTCATCAACGATGAACTTGAAATCTTCGCCTTCCGGGAAGTTGGCAACAACGCCATCGAGGTCTCCGACGAGCATGCCGGTAACTGTGTTGTTGAACAGTACTTCCATGCCGTTGAACGGATCTTCAATCTTAGCGCCTGTGGTAGCACGAGCGTTCATGATTGCCGCATAGTTTGCCTTGCTGATGATAACAACCGGATTTGTTGCTTCGTCAGACAGAGCTGCGAAGCCTGCCATTGCTGCAGTGTTGTCGATCGGGTTTGTAACCTTAGCGGCGAGATCGGAACCAGCGATCTCAGCGACAACAGCGTTCTCAAGTGCAACAGCGAGCTGATGGCCGAACTCCTTGAGCAGGTAGTCCATGAACGCCTGACCCTTGAGAGCCAGAACAGTGTCGGATACACGAATCCACTTCTTGTAGTACTCAGCAATGAAGTCGACATAAGCAAGTGTCAGAGTTTCTTCTGTCGGTGCTGCAGCGCCTTCTGTGTGCTTAACTGCTCCGGTAGCTGCTGCTTCGTAGCCGACAGAGTAGTTGCCCTTGACGTATACCTTGCGGATACGGCTCAGGATGTTGGACTGATTCCAATCTGTCCAGATGTAATCATCAACGATGTCTGAAACCTTGACGGTACCGGAAGCGTTGGTTGTGAGCAGCATTGCACGCTGTTCGGATGTTGCACGGCCCTTGATGTACTCAGCAAGAGCCTCAATCATTTCAGTTCTGTTTTCCTTTTCCATGTTTTCCTTTCTTTCCTGTGGGATCTCCACGGCGGTCTTTTCGACCTCTTCGAGCACAGCCTTGCGCTCTTCTGCTTCTGCCACGATCTGAGCCTTGCGCTCTTCCAGCGCTGTGGCTTCCGCGGCAATCTTTTCGATGTCTGCGTTCTCTGCGTTCATTTCGGTCTCGAGTTCCGCACTTCTCGCTTCGATGTCAGCCATCTGCATGTCTTTAATTTCCATGCGTTTCTCCTTTCAGTGCCTTGAGCCTGTTCTGGAGCTCCTCCAGTCTCTGACGCTTTTCTTCCGCTTTCTTTTCAGCCTGAAGTCTCTCCGCTTCGATCTCCGCGATAACTCCATCGCAATGAGATCTGGCTGAAATTTCCGTGAAATCGTTGGCTGGCAAGCTGACCACCGACACGTCGTAGAGCTTACCGATGCGCTTGATCGTGCGCAGGTAATCAGTGCCTTCTGGCACAATATTGTCGTCGGCTACTGTGAAGCCGAAAGACATCTTGTCTGTATAGCCGCCCTGGATCTCTTCATAGAGCTGGCGGCCGATCTCTGTCCCGCCGAGGTTGGCGCGGACCTTGAGCCCATGGTCATCTGTTTCCAGGGCGAGCGTGCCGTTGCTGAGCCGTGCAAACACACGGCCGGCATGGTCGTACTGCATGATGACATCAGACATGTCTGCGCCTTCAAAAGCGTACTTATCGACCACTTCGCGGACCACGTGCTTACCTCTATCGTCCTCGAACGTATACAGGTCATAACGCTGGTTAAATGTCGTAGCGTAGCCCTCTACAATCTGATCGGCTACACCTTCCACCGGCTCGATGACCATCTGCCGGTACTCTCTGCCGTTCTTAATCTTTTCCATTACTTTGTTACTCATTTAAAGGTTCCTCCTGAGCCGGTTCTGCGTCCGGCTGACTGTCTGGCTGTTCGTCCGGTTCCAACGTCTCTACGGGCTTGTATTCGCCTCTGATGTATGCCACATCTCCGCCCTCGATCGGGCCATAGTTGAACAGCTCCCGGATCTCGTTGATGGTAAGGATGCCACGATCGCCGAGATCGCGCGCCATGCTCACCTTCGCGGTCTGTGTCATGTACTGCAGCCGGTTCGCTGAGACATAGACATGATTCCCGAAGGACCGCTCCCGATCGGTGTAGATCGCTTTGCTCATCGCTTCAGACAGTGCCACCGCGAAGGGCTCTATGCTTGAATTAAAAAACGCATCCAGCTCATCGCTGTTTGCGGTTCCCTGCATGACCTTCTCAGATACTCCGAAGTAATTGAAGACGTTCGTCTGGATCTGCTCCATCTCATCCGGATCCACGGTGTAGGGTTTGCTGTCTATCTGCCGGATGTCCTTGTAGGTATTCGGAAACAGAAGCAGACCGCTGCCGGCTTCGGATTTAAGGTTATCCTCGGAGAACCTTGTTC